CATGCCACCGACCAGGGAAAACAGTCTCCTTGACAAGCCGCTCCACATCAGTACTCCAGCCGCACTTGCTCTCAGGAATGGAACAAGCGGGCAGGACGCGTCCCTGCCCGCTTGCCGTTGGCGCCCCTGGGAAGCGGCTAGCCGACCTTGAGCTTGGCCTTGAGCTGGTTGACGGCGGTCGGCACGGTCGTGTCCACGTCAAGGGAGCAGTTCAGCTCCACGGGAGCCGACACCCGCCCGCCGACGTTGTTGAAGATCCGCACGGCGATCTGTGTCGCGCCCAGCTCGGAGATGACCTGAGCGGGGAGCTGGCTGGTGCCGCCCAGGGGGCTGTTGCCCTGGCAGTCCGCGCCGAGTACCCCGTCGTCGGTCCCCACCTCCACGAACCCCTGGCCCAGGCTGTTGGGGTCCACGGAGATGTCGCTGAAGACGAAGACCTCATGGGTGAACTCCTGGGCTCCCGCCCCACTGCCCTGGAGGGCGAAGAGCCCCCCGAGCAGGGCGATCGCCAAGGCGGCGCTGATTACGCTGATTCGTCGCATACTGCTCCCTTCGTTGGCCTGAATGTGGCCTGCTCCCCCAGGAGCGCGCGGAACCTACCACGAAGGTCGCGGATCACGTCTGCGAGCCATCCCGGGCCAACAGCGCATGCAGCCCGGCCGCCCGTACCTTCTCGATCTCTGCTGTCGTAACATGCCAGCCGGGGAACAGATGCTCACCCGGATTGGTGACCTGATGCGTCTTGTCATGGCTTGGCGGCGGCGTCGTCGTCGTGCCCGACAAGCGGCCGACCCCCTTCTGACGCCAGACCTCGAACGGGCACCGGCACGCGCCACGCTCGCCTACTACAACCAGGTAGGCGACCCCAGCCACTAGATGTAGATGCTTGGCTCGTGGGCGCCGGCCAGCTCGGCGGCGCGGTGGACGGCCATGACCGCGGCCACCGCGGCGTCGATGCGCCGTGGTGAGTCCTTGTGCTCCTTGGCCAGCCGGGCGCCGCGTGAGTCCTCCCGCAAGATGGCGTTGGCGACGTGGCGGGCCAGGGCGCTGGTGCCGTCGTGGGTCAGCTCGCCGTCGACGACCAGCTGGTAGAAGCGGGCGGTGGCTGGCCCCATGCGGGCGGCGTTCTGGAAGAACTCATGGACCGGGACGCCGTCGCCGTCCAGCACCTCCAGCGACCGCTGCCAGCGGTAGGGGTCAGCGGCGACCTCGAGCACGCGCCAGCGCGAACAGGCGGCCCGGATGGCGTCCTCAACGGCGACCACGGGCACCCGCCAGTCCCTACTACCTTCGGGCGCCTCCCACAGCTCGACCAGCTCGACGTGGGGGCGCGGCTCGACGGTGGCGGCGACCAGGACCGAGCAGTCACGGCTGAACGACCCGTCAAAGGCGAGCACGACGTCGGCCTGGTCGGCCACGACGCGGGTTGCGTCGGCGCAGCGGGCCCAGGCGCCATCGGGCAGCCAGGCGTCATCCACGGCGGTCCATTGGCCGAGTCGGTAGCGGCGGAACGCGGCCTCGCGCATCTTGGGCGGCAGGGTGGCCCGCAGCGCGTCGCGGTGCAGAAAGTCGTCCAATGCCGGGTTGGCCACCGCCCAGGCCTGCTCGTCGTCGAGCGCGCAGCCGGCCGGGGCGGCGAACTCGGCGAAGTAGAACGAAGCGTCGGCGTGGGTGCGGCCGTGGTCGACCAGCCGCCGCATGACCGAGTCGTCCTGGCCGGCCTTGGGCGGGGTCGAGATGGCCAGCAGCAGCGACCGGTCACGCTTCCCGGCCCGGGCCGCCATGGCCTCGAAGGTGTCGTCGGTGACGACGTGCAGCTCGTCCACCAGCGCCATGGACGGGTCCCAGCCTTGCAGGCTGCTCGGGTCGGCGGGCAGGGCCATGAACACGCTGTCGGTCCGCGGCTCCAGCAGATGGTCGGCGAACACCTGCACCCGGGCGGCCAGGTCGTCGTCGAGCTCCACCATGCGCCGGGCGGTGTTGAAGATGATGCGCGCCTGGCGTTCGTCGCTGGCGACGACCAGCACTTGGGCGCCCTCGACGCCGTCGCCGAGTAGCCCATAGAGCCCCAGCGCGGCGGCCAGGGTGCTCTTGCCGTTGCCGGCCGGGATGGACACCAGCGCTTGGCGGGGCCGCGGCTCGTCCAGCACCCCGCGGACGATGGCCTTCTGCCATCCGCGCAGCCGCATGCGGTGCTTGGCGCCGGTGCCTTTGGGGACGGTCACATAGCGCTCGATGAACCCGATGGCGCGGGCGCCGCCGCGCTTGGGCAGTCGCCGAAGGTCCAGCGGCGGGGCCGTGACGGCGCCCTTGGGCCCGGCCTTCACGCGACCACCGGGCTGTTATCCACAGGTGTGGATAAGGCGGTGTGTGTCGCCAAGTTCGGCGGGCGCGGGGGCGCAGGGGTCGCCCTCATGGGGGAACCGACCTCGCGGGCCATGATGGCGGCGGCTCGCGCGCTGTTGCATGAGCGGCAGCGGACGACCAGCGGCCCGCCCTCGGGATGGCCGAGCCCGACCATGGCCTGGTGGTCGGCGGTCAGGTCGGTGGACGGGTGCGCGGGGCGGCCGGGTGGCTCGTGGTACCCGGGGCACCAGTCGCCGTAGCGGGCGCGGTGGTCGGCCACGGCCTCACGCCGTCGTCTGGTCTCGTTGGCCCGCTTGCGGTCGGGGCGGCGTGCAACCTTGGCCCGTTCGCGGGCGGCGCGGCAGCGTGGGCAGCGTGATGCGCCACGCACCAGCACCCCGCAGCCGAGACAGGCGCGGGGCAGGCTCATCGGGGCTTGCGACGCCTGCGCTTGCGCAGCTTGTCGCGGCAGGGTGGGCAGCGGTCACCGGGCCCGACGAACCGGCTCCTGCAGCCGACGCAACTGCCCTGCGCGATGGCCCGGGTGGCCCAGAAGGCGCGGCTACCCATGGCGCAGCCGGGCCAGGGTGGCCAGCGGATAGGCCAGCGCTGGCCCGTGGGCGGCCCGTACGCCCTGGACGCCAGCCCCGGCGTAGGCGGGCACCCGGACCACGGCGACGTGGTCAAGGGCGGCCCGGGTGCGGGTGACGCGCTTGCGGTCGGCCGACCAGCGCGACCCGCCGGCCACCTCGATGAACCCGACCGACAGCCCGAGTGGCACGCCGTCGCGGGCCAGCTCGATGACCTCGTCGCCGAGCGCCGTCCTGCTCACCCGCCAGGCGCCGTGCAGGGCGTCGGCCCCGTCGCGCAGCTCGACCGTCACGCCGATGGGCAAGGTCTGGTTGTCCCGGGGGTGGGTGGCGGTGAGCGGCACCCTGGCCGGGTCGGTCGCGGCCAGGGCCCCGCGTTCGAACGTCTCGACCACCAGCCGGCCGCGGTCGAGCACGCGGGCCTCGACGCCGTAGGGCAGCAGCGGGCCAACAAGGGTGCGGCCGTCGCCGTCGTCGCGGACGGCCAGGTCGGCGGTGAAGGAACGGACGAGTACGTCGGTCATGCGACGGCGCCTCCTTCGGGTAGCGGCGGGCGGTCCTCTAGTTCGCGGGCTTCGTTGCGGGTCAGGAACCCGGCCTCGATGCCGACCTTGTGCGCTTCGTAGCGGTCGCGCAGCGTCGCCCGGACGAACCCTCCGGCGTTGAACTTGGCCTGCTCGGTGCGGGGCAGCAGCCGGCTCACGGCCCGCTCGACGCGGTACAGCCAGGGGCGCAGGGTGAAGGTGAGGAAGTCGGTCCCGCGCATCTCCGGGCTCGTGTATGCCTCGTGGCCGGCCGTCTCCCCGGCCATCATCTCGGGCGGGACGCCGTAGAACCGGCAGATGGTCGCCACGCTGAACTTCTGGGTGGCGATGAACTGGGCCTCGTCGGGGGCGATCGAGATGGGCTGGAACTTGGCGCCGTCGCCGAGCACGGCGATGCGGCGGCGGCCCTTGTGCTTGGCTTCCCAGCGCGCCTGCAGGGTCTCGGCCTGCTTGGGGTCGATGCGCTGGTCGGTGGTGAGCACGCCTTGGGGGGTGGCGCCGTCGCCGAAGAACCGGGCGCCGTAGCGTTCGGCGCCGAGCCCGAGCCCGATGGCCTCGCGGGCATAGGCGATGGGTGACAGCCCGAGCATGGCCCCGGGGAACGGGTACGCCTTGACGTGGAACAGGTCGGCCCGGTCCATCTCGACGCCGCCGATGCGGATGGTCTGGGTGCCGTCGCCGTTGGTCACCACGGCCACCCGGTCGGGATGCACCAGGTCCACCTGGCTGGCCAGCAGCCCGGCGCCCGCCCGCGCGGTGACCACACCCCACGCATTACCCCTGAGCAAGAGGGACGCCATGACCGCCCACAGCCAATCGGCCAGCTCGGGGAAGTCCGCGCTGGGCCGCTGCAGCAGCGGCGGGGTGGCGATGGGGTCGCGGTCCTCGCCCCGGTACACGTGCAGCGGCAGGGTGCTCACGCTGTCGGCCAGCAGCCGGACGCAGCCCCAGACGGTCGACAGCCGCAGCGCCGTCTCGACGGTGACCGCCTCGCCGGCGGCGGTCGGTTGGCCCTCGTCGGCGAGTAGCTGTTCGAGGGTCAGGGCGTCACGGTTGGCGACCCGGGACCATACCCAGCGGTCCCACCAGCTCACGGACTACCCTCTGACGCCAGTGTCGACCACGAACGCAGTCGGCTGGCCTACCTGGACATCAGCGCGCAGGTAGGCGACGAACGAGTAGGACAGAGTGTCCGCTAGGAACCGCTCGCCCAGGAACCGCAGGGTGAAGTCGGTGCGATGCCGACCATCAGCTGCGACCAGTCCGCGGTGAACACATAGCTCGTATCGGTCGACGTGCCCGTGGTCACGGTGATGGGGATGGTCTTGGTCACCAGCATGGGCAGCAGCCCGGACGGCGGCGCCAGATACGCGTTGGTCGTCGCTTCCTTCAGCTTGGACAGCGACGTCGACGACCGGGGCGCCTGGATGTGGGCGTTGGGTTCGAACCCGGCGGCCCGGACAGCGCCGATGGCATCCAGCCAGAAGTCGTAGTTGGCGATGGCGGCGCCGTTGGCGCCATGGGCGGTGCTGGTGATGCCGGACTGGTTGAGCACCCCGCGGGGCTCGGGGGCGGACCCGGTGCCGAGCAGCGCCACCCGGTCCAGCTCGACGGCCATCTGCCCGGCGAAACTGCGAGCGATAACGTCTTCGCTGGATGGGTCCGCGTCTTCGAACAGCTCGACGGACAGGTCGACCCGGCGGACCAGGGTCCGCGCGGTGAACGTGACCCGGTCGAAGGTCAGGTCGGCGGCGGTGATGCTCGCGCCTTCCGTCTTCCAGGCGGGGGTGCCTTCACCGGTCAGACGGGCCAGCGCCAACGTCTGCGACGTCATGGGGACGGTGATGGCGCCGGCCTGGAAGACCCGGGTTGCGTTGCGGGCCAGGTCGATCACCCGGGCGGACAGCGGCGACGGGACCAGGGCGCCACCGGCGCCGATGGTCGCCTCGGCGAGTGCCCGTTCGTGGTCGGCGCCGTCCCAGTGGCCGGTCGCCATGCCCCGCAGGTACCGCTGCAGGGACAGCGGCTCGCCGTCCTGGTAGGCGTCGAACGCGCCCCGCGCCTGCAGCCAGTCGGTGACCGACTGCTCGCGGTGAAGGACCGGCTCGCGCGGGGCCGCCGGCCCAAGCCGGCGGGTCGCCGCCGCGCGCAGCTCGGCCACCTCGCGGTCGCGTTCGGCCTCGATGCCGTCGTCGGCCTCACGCTGGGCGACGACCTGCGCCTGGTAGGCGGTCAGCTCGTCGGCGGTCAGGTCGCGCTGGTCGGTCGCCGCGCGTTCGAGAATGGTGTCGGCGGCCGTCCGGGCCGCGGCGCGCTGCTCGCGCAGCTGGTCGAGAAGGGCCACGGTGGCCGCCTTTCCCACTATGTCAGTCAAGATGGTGGGGAAAGGATACGCCCGACACCGTGGGCAGCGGAAACGCGGTGGCTAGTTCGGGCTCGGCACGCCGTCCGGTCCGTGCGCGGCCCAGCGCAGCCAGTCGCGCGCAGCATGGATGTGGACGGCGCCGCAGACAACCACGTAGACGTCGCGGCGGTCGCCGACGATGTGGGACTCGCCGCGGGCGGCGAACTCGTCCAGCGCGGCGGCGGCGGTCGGTTCGTCGCAGCCGAACTGGCGGACGAGATTCTCGATGGCCAGCCGCATGAGTAGCGACCGCTCGCGGTCGGTCAGCAGCGACGGCGAGCCCTCGGCCGACGAGACGTACTCGCTCGGGCCGCTGAACAAGGGGTGAGCCGGCGGCCGGTCGCCCACCTGCTCACCCCCGTTCCGCTGTAGTCGACCCGTCCGCGGGGTCGCCCCCATTGTGCGCTCCCGCCCGCCCGGCTAGCGGAGCAGCTCCCGGAACTCGTCGGCGGTCATCCCGCCCGGCGAAGGATCCCGGCGAGCGTGCCGACGGCCAGCTCATTGTGTAGCGGTACGGCAACCGTGGCGTAGGCGCCCGGACGTGGCCTCTGGGTCTTGAGGATCTGGTGGTCGCCCTTGATCCGCAGCGGCCGATAGCCGACTCGCTCGAGCGCAGCGACGGTCTGCTTGCCGGAGACGCCGCGGGGCAGCCGCCCGGTCACGCCGGGATCGGCACGTCGAT